TTAGGAGCTGACGGCTTGATTGCCTCCTCCTTCTTCCTCCCAACGGTGAACGGGATAAATCTCTTTGTGGCAGCATCATAATATTCAGCAGAGTCTCCTTCTTTGAGCCACTTGCCTTTGAACCTATTGGCTTGCTTCAGTGAGCCGAATTTCATAGGACGATTAGCAAAAGCTGAATCCTCCCAAGGCACTCTGGATACCCTTCTCATTGCGTCAGTGATCCCGTGCCGTAGCGTCCTCTTTTGCTCAACCAGTGCCGGACTGTCTCCAAGCAGCTCAATGTAATCCCTAAACCCACCAACATACTCGTGATCCGCAATCGCAGCACCGGACTCTTTCCGGAGTGTCGCCCTGATAAAGTTATCAGCCGCCGCTTTCCACTGTTGATATTTTGGATCTAGGAGAGCGTTCCAAATCGAGAAGGATTTCCCGTCAGTTGACTTACCGATTAACCCGTTAATGAAATCCTGCTTTGGTGTAACTCCTTCGATAGCCATCTGATCCATTATCTGATTGTCAAACTTCATTCTCTCCGAGAAAATAAAGCTATTACTTTCAGCCTCAGACATTGATCTTCCAGATCCGGATTTCTTTAAGGCTTGATCCAGAGCTAAAGTTTTCAGCTCAGTCTTGACGCTCATAAGGTTCTCGTAGCCGCTGCCGTCTTGCTTGATTATCAGCTTGCCCATAATAGGCATCCCTTCCTCCCCAACGTCCATAACAAGACCCTTCACCTCTTTAAGTTGGTTGTGGACTCGTAGCGCATTCTTGGCTTCCGGCTTACTGAAGTCCTCCGGCTTGTAGGGGCTTCCAGTTTCCTCGATGAATGCCTTAAATTCATCCTCGTCCGCAATCCCCTCTTTTGCCTCGGCAGTCGCTACAACCTCCGCCTTAATGGCTTTGTTTTTCTCTTCTTGTAGGTGCTCCTTGTAGGAATCGTTTACAACGCCCAGAACATCGGGAGGAGTATCTGGGCCAACTTGGTTGAGGGGGTTGTTTTTGTTCCACCAATCAGCGGCCACCCAACCCTCGTTTTCAGCTTCAACTTGAGACTTAAACCTTGCATCACCTTTCACCATCCCATCAATAAAATTGAAGGCTTCCAGTGACCTCTTGGACATACCTATGCCGGTGATGTTGTCCTTAACCAGCTTGGAGTATTTAGAGGGGAATTGGGGATCAGTCATATCCAGAGCCTCATACCCAACTTTGAACGTGTTGAGGTTCTTCATACCGATTGCCTCCCTATCCTTCAGCGCGGCGGCTATATCCCTATCGCTTTCCAGTTTCTTTTTCTGGAGATCAATAACGTCCCTCTTCAGCTTTTTATCAATCTGATCCTCCCGGCTCTTCACTATATCCGGGTACATCTTGGCCCCCATCTGGAACGCCGACAAAAATGTTTTTCCGCTCATTCCCATAATCTTATGTATCTCCTCCTATGCCCTTGAGTGCTCCCTTACCAAACTTGCCGCCAATAGATCCCAGCAGCCCCCCGGTCATTGCCCCCATACCCAGACCGGCAACAGCTCCCAGCATATCGCCGGCCATTGAGCTCTGCTGCATATAGTCTTGAAATTGATTGTTGTAGACGTTGCTGGCCAAGCCAAGGGACTGAGCCCCGGCATTTGGGTTCTGGCCTATGCCGCCCCGGATCCCCATCGGATTGAAACCGGCAGCTCCTTGCTGAGCCCCAGCTATCTGGCCAAACTGGGCCACCGGAGTTGTGCCGCTCAGATAGCTGGCAGCATTAGCCAGCCGCTGCTGTCTCAATCTGAAAGCTGCATTGCCAACCTCGAAAGCCTCCTCTGCTGCTGGTGCAGCTCCAAAGACGTTGCCGCGAGCGTACTGTGCCGCTCTGGTGGCTTGCTGCACCTCGTCCCTCATACCGGGGGCCAGCTTGTAGCCGCTCTCCACATCCTCAAGTGCAGCCCCTCCCAGTGCGTCCCGTACCTCTCTGAATTTAGGATCAGCCAGCTCCAGCTCTTTCATCCTCTGCTTCACAAAGTCAGCTCCGTACTTCTCTTGTACGGATAACATCGCTTGAGCCATCCGGTCAGCGGACTCCTCGGCAAATTCAAGATCTTGCCGGCTCATATCCACATCGCCAAAGCCGGTGAAATCCACCGTCTGCTCTTTGCCGTCCATATCGGTATAAGTGACCTTAGTGCCTTGTCGCGCCGCTGACTCAATCAGCTTGCGAAGTGGTAAACTTTCAATATCGGCCTCTACACCCTCACGGGTGGCGGCTGCGTAGTCGGGCGGCTGAGGGGGTTTTGAGCTGTATAATCCCATTTTCTAAAATTCCTCCTTTATGAATAATTCTCTAACTTTCAAACTGACCTCTTCCAAATAATCTCTACCCCCAACCAGATGCGCCACCATTAGGCCCAACTCGGTCAGAGTGTCTCGGATCACAAGCGCATACGTTCGCTTGACTCCCCCAGCAGCTTCCCAGCTATTCGCATCCTTCCAAGCGTTCAAAGCGACTAAGTGCAACGGTAGAAGGCTGTGCCGGTTGGCTGCAAAAAAAGGATTGTCCGGCAACTCCACCAAAAGGAGGTGAGCCAGATCGTAGGTATCCCTTTCTTCCCACTTATCTAAATCATCAAACAGATCATCAATAAACCTAGCAGAGCGGCAGATGATATTGAGGTAGAGGTGTGCCTCCCGGTTTCCCCCGGCACACAGCTTCACAGCCTCAGCTACTCTCTCCTCGTAGCTCACAGATCTGCCTCCATTGTGTCCATAAAGCCGCCAGCGTGAATGCTTCGCAGTGCAACGTATTTGCTTGAGCTTGTGTCTCCAGTGCTCTGCTCAAGCCTAAATTGTAACTCCCTAAACGGATCGTACTGGGTAAGGGAATACCTGAACCTCTGCACCTTCGAGGCCGGCAATACAAAGGGGAGCGTTGTCGAGCTTGTCCCAACCACAGCCTCCTCGTTGTCCACCAGCGCGGCATCGTAAAGCGTGCCGTAAATTGTTGTTGCCCCGATAGAAGCCAACGCACTCAGCGAGAGCCTTCCGCCCCCACTAAAGAATAAAGTCTGTCCGCTGCTCAAGGCTATCGGCAGAGCATCCACCGCTATGCCGCTTGATGTGTAGTCTCCGATAGCATAGCCGGCTCCGTTGTTGACCGTCACTGTGCCGGTTGTGGCCAGCGTAACCGTTCCGGATCCGGTTACTAGGTTCGTGATCAACCGATCCGCATCAGCCCCGTCAAGCACCGGGATAATGTCCACCTTGGCGTTGCTCCTATCAAACTCCCACTCGCAAAACTCTGGGCTCTTGGGGCTAAGTTGATCCCCGAAAGTCATCCCCCTCGTCAACGTCTGCCAAGCTGTGTCACGATAGTTGCTGCCGTCAAAATTGTCTTGATAGTCGGTGGCGACAGCGTTCTGTGGGGAGACGTAATCCCTAAACTCCATCGGGTTGCCCACCTTATCAAGCGTAAGCAGCTTCTCGGCGTATCCTCCAAAGGCTGAAACACAGAAATCAATCGGCTTAATGTTGTAGTCTGGATTTCCCTGCCAGTAACCTATCCAGCTATTTGTGTCCGCCGAATAAACAAGGCAACAGTTGTTTTCTGAGCTCGCCAGAATTGGGACACTGAGCAGAAAAAGACCGTTCCAAAACGTAGCCGTAGCCTGTTCAACGGCTGCACTCCAGTTGATCGAATCAATCAGATCTTGAACTGGATAGGAGATCACACCGGATTGCTCCGCCACCATCTCCTCTGCCATCGTTCTCTTGAGGCTCCTCACCCCGTCTCTGGCTAAGAAAAGAAGATCCTCCCCCACTTGGGCAACAGCTCTGTGGCTGACTGCCCCGGAGAGGTTGGACACTTGGCGAATCTTAAAGGTTGCGGTGGCGTTGCCGGCTGCTGCCGCTGCTGCCGTTAGCGGATTAGTGTCCACCAAGTAGATGCTGTTCTCACAGAACACAACCACGTTGAAGCCTACCCAACTGTGCATTGCGGTAACTGTCTCGGCTCCAGTGCCAACCTTAAACGGGTTGATCGTCACTCCCCCCATCGTGAACAGCGTAGTGCCAACAGATGCCACTTCATCATCGGCAACCACAGCATCAGTAAGTGTTCCGTAAATCTTGGTATCTGTTTCAACGGCTGCCGCGCTCAGAAGGAAATTGCCACCTCCGCTGAATGTTATTGTCTGCCCACTACTCAAGCCTATCGTTAAAGCATCTACTACCATCCCGCTCGATGTGTAGTCTCCGATAGCGTAGCCGCCTCCGTTGTTAATCTTAACAACAGCCGCGAGATTGGGTAGAATTGTGCTTACAAAAATCTGGTTTCCACTTACATCGTAGGCAAACACTCGGCCACTGTTTGCGATTAGATA